TTTTTAGCAGCTAAGGTAAGATCTCTTTCACTCACTACATCGTCAGGTAATCCCACAAAATGAATTTCAAATTGATAAGCTCTTACAGAATCTAAATCCGTAGAGATTAAAGGGAGACCTTGACCTGGAGTGAAGTCTCTTCCGTAACTATTCTTGTAATATGATGTTGCCATAATTAAATTCCTATATAGATCCTAAGTCTGCTGATTGGTTGGTAAGGTTAACTTCAAAGATAAGAATCTCAGCAGTCTTAGTAGGCTTGATAATTACCTTCGTCCAAAGTTCATTTCTGTCAACTCTCACAGGAGTATTTACTGTCGAATCACAAACAACACGGAATTCTGTGATGCCTCGTCTTCTACGAATATCATCCAAGAAGGGGTTCAGTAAGTCTTCAATTTGTGCCCAAGTAAACTCATCGTTAGGTTCGAAAACAAATCTACGAGTACTAGAAAGAATAACCTTACGAACATAAATCATTAATCTTCTAATGTTAATTCTGTCTAGTGCAGTAGAAGCTCTTTGAGAAGTTCTCTGACCAAAGATAGTGATTCCTTGTTGCGGGAATGCTACGATTGGGTTTATAGCGTTTCCACCACTATACATACTGTCTCGATCACCTTGGTTAAGTTTGACTTCCACTTCAGTAGGCTTACTCAATTTACCTCTTCTTAAACCAGCAGGGGCAAACCAACTCTCAGAAACAGTATCCGTATAAGCCATTTGTCTAGCTCCGAAAATCACGGGGTCAAACCAGCGATCTTTAGAATCAAAGACACTGAATACTTTCACATGGGGGAAGTAAATTGCAGCGTAAGAACTGTTGATAGACGAAGTCCTGGAACCTGCTGTACTAGAAGATTTTCCGTTAGTCCAATCTATAGCATCTTGAACGGTTCCAATACCATACGGAGGAGAAACCAAAGCAATAAAGTTTTGAGTATTCTCAGCTAAGGTTATAAGATTATTTTGAACAGCTTCAGTATAGATACCTGGGATCGCAGCAATACCAATGTTGAGAACATCATCATCTAATGCTTGCATCCCCGTTTTAGGATCAACCGAGGCATCTCCAATTAACGCAGTAGTATTAGCCGCAGCAGTACCAGTACCGTTATTCCCACCAGTCATGCTTTGACCAGCAGCCTGAACTAACTTATTCCATCTACCTCCGTTTTCCACTGCGGAAACATCCGTTATAGCGGTGCCATCACCATTTGGATTATTTACGGGCTCTAACCATTGTGTAGTCATTGAGAAAGTAGTTGTACCCGCAAGAGTAGCAGTTGTTCCATCAAAATTGCCAAGAGATGCAGCCGTAGCATCGGCATCATCTTTAATAATATTACCTTTAATTATATCAGAAGTAAGATTAGTTTCTCCTGTATTAATTACATCTTCAATGAAAGCACCTGATCCAACGAAACTAGTTTTAAATGTTTCATCAGCCACCCCATCTTGATTAACTACCACACTAAAGTTTTGATCTCCTAAGCCATTAACAGTAATAGTATTTCCGCTCGTATTTCCATCTGTCTTAGTACCACCATTGTATCCCGCACCTTCATAAAGAGAAACTATATTGTAAGATGTTGAGTTAGTTCCTGTTGCAGCAAAAGTAGAGCCATAAACTCTAACAGCCGAAGCTAAATAATTGCCACCATCACTAGCACCATAATTAGTAGTAGTGGAGTTGGTTGCACTTACAGCAGCAAGGGCAGATACCCCACGGGCTCCATCAAACGATGTGCCTGTACAACAAGATACGCCTAAAGATGCTCCAGAGCCAGCAAATGCCCCCACTAAAGCCCCAGACAGCCCAAGTCCTGCGTATCCATCTCCTCCATCGAATACACCAACTTTATCTGCATCCAAACTCCCACCAATAATCTTTCTTAGTGCTTCAGCTTGCCCAGAAACTGAGGTACTGGTAGCAACAGAAAAGTCTTTTCCTGGTGCGGTATACTGTGCCTTGCCATCGTTATCATAAACTTGAATCCTGAAAGTTATATCTCGGTTAAGACCAAATCCAACAAGGGGGTCACTAGGAGGACCAGAAACCACTATAGATGGACAGGTTCCTATAGACATAGTAGCTGAAGCATCAGCAGCATCAGAAGTTACAGCACGAACAAAATAGAGGCTGTTTGTCTGCTCTAAAATCTCCAAGCCTCCTTCTAAGGCTTGGCCTGGAAGAGCTTCAAAAGGGATTCCAAAAGTTCTAATTAACTTGTTTTGATCAGTAATAAGAGTGGCCTTATTCGTAGGACCCTTACTCGCAAAACCAACTAAACCAACTATAGAGGTATTGATTGACGGAGTGTAATCCGAAATATCCTTCTCAATAGTGTATACACCAGGACTTACATAATTAGGCATAACTTATTCTCCTAAGCATTAGAGATTTTAAATATTCTTCGTCTATGAAGTGTTTTAATCTGTTCCGTAATGTAGTGATCGGGGACCACTATACTTTCTCCTGGCTTCATCCACTTTTCCATATTACCTTTTTCGGTTCCAAAATAGATGGTGAATGCCTGAAGACTATCATTTTTAACTAATTTCATATCTTTATCTCCTTATTATCTACCCAACTAACTCACTTTTTTTGAGAACTTTTTTTATGTATCGGCCAAACAACTGCCATCTATGTCAATAGTAACTAAAGCTATACTATTATTCTCATCGGGTTCAGTAGTCTCTTGGTATACATCTGCATACACAGCAAATCTGTATTGTATCTCATTTAAATACAAGGTGGGTAGCTCAAAAGTACCTGTATAGGATTGATTAGGTTGCAACGCACCCACAGAGTCTGTCCCCAGCATCTTCGTATACTTAAAGAATTCCGCAGCATCAGGATAATCTGTATAATCCTGATTTTCCACCCCTGCCACTAAATTATACTCAGTAGCTGTACCTAAACTCCCGTACTCTGCTTCTGTAGGTAATTTCCAGATACCAATACTGAATGGCTGTGCTGCATATTGATTACTGTTATTTTTAACTGTATAAGTTAGAGTTACGGGAGGAGGTGGAGTCCAGTCTGCTCCTGCTCCTGGGCAAGCCGTAGCTAAGGTCCAGCAGTTGCATATATAAGCATAACTATCAGCTAAAGTTGGGGGATAATATTGCAGTGGGGTTCCCCAAGATGCCTGTGCATCGTGGGTATGAACACTCTCAAGAGAAGTAGAGAAACTCTCTGTAATCAAATCTGGTCTAGGATCATCTCCTCCTGCATCATCCCCCACAAATCCCGTACCTGCAAATACACTTCCTTGTCCAGCATTAGATATAAAGGGTGCAGCATGTAGATTTTTTCCGTGTCCTGCTACTGCATCTCCGAGTAATGAAACTCTAGAGCCTTCTACATAAACACTTTGGCTGCCTGGACCAATAATCACCCCCGCTGCTGAATCTATACCCGTTCTAGAAATACCAGCACCGTCAATAAAAACTGTGCCGTTACCTGTGGTTTTATGCCCACAATTGGCATTGCCCCCCTCTACTGTTAAAGGCTTAACCATTATGTTTCAATTAAGAATTTCTCAATTTCTCCTGTAGAGGTTACTAAGAATTTAGGGCTTGGAATATAGGTTCTCACTGTGATATTAATAGTTTTTTGGAGAATTCGATCTTCCTTATCAGCAGCATCCAGCTTCCCGATATTTTCTTCAGTATCTATCAGTCCCTTAGTAAGAGTAGAAAATTTAGTAGGAACTTCCATCTCTGGATTAAATTTAAGTCTTACTTGCTCTAAAATCTGATCCATGTCAGACATATATTTAGTCCAAACATTTAATTGATACATAACATTTACAGCCCTAGGAGCAAAGCTGAGAATCCTAAACGCTCTGGCTTTCTCAGGATCCCAATATTTCTCATGAACTAATAAATTTTCAGTCCTTCTTCTCTCTTTGTCGTTGTTGGATACAGTTTGAGCAATAGAAAGAATGGGGAGAATAACATTATTATCCTCTTTTAATTTAGCTACAGTCCTTTCTGCGTTGGCATGTACACATTTAGTATGAATAAATTTATCTTCGGAACTTATGTAACCTACATCACTGAAAGCAGCAATCATAGCCCTAAGTAATTCCTTATAAATATGAGAGATATTATTTTGAGCTTGGGTCATTCTATACATCTTCTTACGAATATCCCCCTCTCTCGTATCCCACTGACTGCTTCTACTAGCATAATCACCTATATCAGAAGTATCAAAGTAAGCTCCTTCGGTGGTATAAGCTGTTGAAGCAGCAGTTCCTCCATAAGAAGGTGCATAAAAGGCAATAGGACTTCCTATTATCCCTCCTGCAAAAAGGGCTTGATCATCTGTCATAGATACTGACCCAACAGGGAATATATAATGGGGAACAGGGGCTCCAGAAAAGGAGGGTTCTCCTGAAACTCTTAAAGTCCAAGTTTTATCTTTATCCGCACCTGTAAGAGGAGTTAAAGCAACTAAAGAATCTTGTCCGATAGCTTTTATATCTTCTAAACGAGAAATTCCAGACCCATCCGTGGTAGAAATCCATAGATTTTCTATGCCTCCCACGGCAGTAGCGTTGTTGCTGATAGCGACTCCACCTACCCCTAATGAAGATTCAGAAGTCCCATTAAATTTCCACTCTGCAAGCTTAGAACTCATCTATGCCACCCCCATAGCCTCCTAGCTCATCACTAACTTTAGTGAGAGGCTGATCTTGCACATCGGGAGCGTCACGAAGGAGTCTAGCAGAGCAGACTAGATGGTATACCCCATAAGCCTCGAAACTGTCCTCAACAACCTCGAAAATCTCATAATTTTGCTCCTGGAATTCAGGCTTGACCACATCCCCAGGTATTACGGCCCTACCAAGCTTGCGTTCAATGTAGCTCTTATTAAAGGTGAAAAGCTGATCATTTGTAAGTTCAATGCCGAACTGGGTCAAATTCTCACTCATGGCAATAGGCTCATAGTGACCATGCACAATGAGAGGAGTTTTAGCTACAGGCTTATTCCTAGATTCCATGTAGACAGGATCAAAATCATCAGACTGATAATACTTATAGAAGTAAAACTTAGAACCACCAAGACGAATCATCTCATCGTCAACCAAATTGAAAAGATTTATGTCAGCGTTGTTCTGATCAAATAGACTAAGAATACTCTCCTCACCATCAAGGTCAGGAAGCTCAGGTAATTTAGTCGTTACTTTCCAATTTTTTTTAACCATTTATCATCCTGCTTTCCACGGACCCCAGGACCCATCTTGATTTTGAATTCTTACTTGATTTTTTCCTTTCACGGTTCTAAATCTTTTAGCTGGACCACATCGCTTCTTAGGAGGGGTATGATCCATTTCTTGATTAGAAATAATTCCTGGAGTTTTATTTTGGCTAAAATAG